TGTTAATCGATTCGTTTATTAAAACAAGGCTAAATTCAGCGTTTATACTGTTCGCTAACGTATCTAACTCTTCTATAACACTCGTATCAGTAGAAACCGTATATAATGCGAGTTCTCGTAAGTTTTCTAATGAACGGTTTAATAATTTTTCCGAAACTTCTGTATGTGATTTATATTCTATAGCCATGTTTATGTTCGCTAAAAACTCCCTGTATAAAACTTCATTTAATCCCGAGTAGGGTAAAGTTTCACGTATGAGTTTAGTTATATGTGTTGTACCCGTATCCTTTTTTATTAAAGTTGATGCCAAATATACAACGAGTGCAATTAATATTACAGCTAACATTCTATAAAGTACTAACAATTTTATCTGTAAGATTATGTGCGCGACATTTACATTTACATACCTGTTGTATTTGACTTTTAAGTATACTGAATGAAATTGTTTCTTTACATGTATCACACGATTCCTTCGTCGTGACTGTGTATTTCTTAACACCTTCGCGTTTGAGTGATTCTATTATAAACGTTTCTTTCTTGACGATATACTTTTTTATAAATTTTTCAAGTAAGTTCTGTTCTGGTTCTACAATGACTTTCTTTTTAGGTGTATACGTTTCAACTTTACCATCTTCGTAAAGAACGTCCGTTATTTTTTTAGAGAGTTGATGTCGTCTCCCCGAAAAATCTTTACAAAACCCATACTGTCTTAATACGTTCGTAGTAGAAAAACACTTTTGGGCTATAGTATCACCTACTATATGAAACCATACGTGGTTGGAATTATGATTACATTTTTTATTTTCACAATATTTAGAATTTGTCGAGACGAGAAACTGTTTGTTATATTTAAACATTTTAGTGATTGATGCGGTAGTTTGCCCTTCTACATGTTTACGAACGAATGCTTCGACGAGTAAAAGAGCCTCTTGGTTCTTGAACTCATTTTTAGTTTGTAATGTTGTAAATGTAGCTTCTTCACGAGTTCCTTCTATGATAACCGGTTCCATGTTTTGTGTACGTAAAGTTGCCATATGTAATATATCAACGGACGGTTTTTGTTCAGTTTTTTGTAACGTGGATGAAGGACCATGTTTATACATAAATATTGGTAAATATTCACTTTGTGTTTCTTTACCGGTGTTATTACATAACTCACACCCTTGACCAGTACATGCTTCATGTTTCCCCTTTTTATGTGACCAAGGCATACGGAACCCACTACCCTTTGTATTACGTGAATTATTACCATATACTGAAATATCAACGATATCTTTCCAATCACGTGATCCGTACGCTAAGTTTAACGTATTTATAACATGATCTCTGAGACCCAATGCAGATGATCTATTTACAACAAACCCTGGCCAGTTTATATGTATACCCGTTTTTATGAGTGTGTCTATGGGTTTAGGTTCGGCGACAGATATCAAAGCGTCTTTACCACCAAACTTTGAGACTTTGTCACATATGACTTTACACACACTCTTAATCTGTTCAAATGACATTTCTTCATCATCTTTATAATCAAGATCCATGAAAAAATTGTAATTTTCCGTTTTCTGTTCAACGACAAATATCTTTTCACCGGAGTTATACACTTCTACACATTTTTCGTAAAAGTCATTCAATTTATCAAATGGCACGGAGAGGACACCACCGTCCATGAGCACATGTGATAAATCGGAGTTATTAGAAAAACCTTGGTCTTTACACCAACGTTTAAACATACTTACCTATTAATCTATTTATTTTTTTATATTGTTTATTCGTCATCATACTCGTGACGCCAAATGGAGCGTCTATATGAGACTTCCGGATAATTTTCTTCTTCTGATAAACTTTTCTTTAAAACGAGGAGTTCATAGACTTTATCCTCTTTATGTAATTCAACGTACCTTTCCGCTCTTTCCGGTGTATATGCATGCCTTTCAATGAGAAGCTCTTGTATCTGAGATAAAATGTAGTTCTTAGACTTCATTATTTAATAGAGAAGGTTTTTCTATCGAGAGAAGTTACACACGCGTAAAATTCTGGGTTGTTAAGTACATTCTTAACAATGCGATCCCATTGTTTTTTAGTACTGAACTCTGAAAGTGTTTCAAAATTCATGAAATCATTTTCATCGTGTGTTCTCTTGATGGGCTGTTTCTGAATCTTACGAAGATTCATTTTCTGTTTTTCATCGTTAAACTTTCTTATAAGTTCAGCCTGTTCCTGTATGGTATAGTTTACGAAAAACACGTAAACGTTATATTCAAGTTCCACTCCTGGACTTTCCGTTACTACAAACTTAAATTCTGTATATTCACCTTTTTTCAAAGAAACAACCCCCCTGGTTTCTTCTTCAAGTTCTCTCAAAGCACACCTAATGGGATTTGGAATCTCTCTTCGTCTACACCCTCCGGTGACGAAAATCCAATCTTTGAATCTTCGATCCCGGACAGTGAGAAATCGTGGTTTATCACCTATAAAAGTGACGGGGACTGCAATTGCTTTATATTTTTTCATTGCTTATTTGCAAGTTATAATTGAATAAGATGATTATTCTGAAGATTCTTCTTCACTCTCATCAACTTGGGTGTCTAAAACCTCATCTTTTTCTGTTTCTATATCTGGTATAGAATTCACTTGTGGTGGTCTGGATAAATGTGTCATGAGGTTTCCGTAAAATCCTTTCACATTATCCATTTCTGATTTCGTTTTGTTAAGTTCTCTGTACATGTACATTGTGGCAACAATACACATGAGCACGGCAACTATAGTCGCGGTATCGCGATCGAATGTAAACATTTTATATATAAAATTACGAGCTAATTTTTTAAGTTCCTATAATCGCACCCATGTGCGTTTTCTTTTCGGTTGGACACGGGTACCCCATTTTTCCAAATTGTATTTCCTGGTAATGTCCTTCTTTACACTCCGCATTCTGAGGAGGCTTTTCTGGTTTTTTACCAACTAAATGATCTAAAGTACCTGATTTTGGGTCATACGTTATAACAAAGACAAATGCTACGAGAAAAATTAATTGCCAAAACATTTATAATAAGCGGCTAAATTAAATTACTTAATTGGAATACATCAAACCACCCATACCATTTTCGATACGGAGGATGTTGTAGTTGACGGCGTAGATATCATCACTCGAGTTGGCGGTATCGTTAACAAGTCTCGCGGAATCGAGTCTACTAAAGTTGAGCGAACCCGTTGGTTGAACCTTGGACGTGTCGAGACAGAATGGGTACAAGAAGAACTTGTCGTTTTCACCGGATGCACCAGCATCTTTCGAGGATGCGGTGTGGTAATACGAAGTGACCGCAGTGTAGTTTGGATCAACGTATTTGAAATCGGCAACATCTGTACCATTGATTTGGAGTTTCATTTTATTTGCGTCCGCCGCAATAGCGAGAGCACTTCCATCTGCAGCTACCAAACACTTAATTGGGTGGTTAAAGTTGAGTTCTTGAGTCTTGGAAGCGGATGCAATGGCTTTTTGTGTTTGCGTAATAAGCATGTTTTGTGGGGTGGAAGACAAAGCGGAACGCTCGTCCGTGTCAAGGTGAATGAATTGACTGTAGACTTCATATGTAGCCAAATGGAGATTGGTACCCCACGTAATTCTCAATTCCACATCGTGATATTGAAGAGCAATCAATGGAATTGCGGTTTGAGCATTTTCACAAAACGAAAACCTGAGTGGGTAAAACTTACTTTGAACTTCCGCAAACCCGGAAGTAGATTTAGTTAAGTTTTGTGCTAAGATAGTTGGTGCCATGTATTGCGAGAATGTAGATGTTTGTTCATCAATGACTTGTCCACCAATGAGAAGTTCAACTTTGGAAATTGCGGCGACCCATTCGGCTGGTGTAAGTTTGTGAGCTTTACTCGCTTTAGTTGGAGCGATATACACGTACCCGACCATATCCCCTTTTCTTTCAAACCTGACGGTCGACATAGAACCCGCGGATGGGTTGCCCTGGATAACCTGTCTTTCAACAGTTTGGGCGAAATTTGTGTGACGTTTATAGTTGGACCTGAAAAAGGAAACTTCAGGTTGGCCGACGAGATGCGCATCTTGGGCACCNACGGCAACGAGTTGGGCAATACCTCCAGACATATTTTATATTATACTAAGGTTTTATTTTTTTAACCTAGGCAAATCCAATCGCATTCATATAAATATTTCCATATAAATTAGATAGTGTCATGAGTGCATGTTTGTCTTGGGTAATCGAAACATCGGTTGTCATTGCATAAAAATTTACATTCGTCAACTCTTTTGAAATTTTTACAGCACCTCCACTCGCGAGTATAGGTACGACAATTTGTGCACCCGTTATAAGATTTGAAAATACAAGATTCGAAACGTCAGTTGTTGAAACGACGAGTGGTGCTGTACCATATGACTTTTCTCTTGCATCAATTGTTATGGTCCCGGAAGAGATCGTTGCAGAAATATCCGTGTTTGTCAACTTTATGTTTTGGGAAGTCGTGTTCCCTGATATTGTAATGTTACTCGCATCAACGTTCCCTGATGTAACGAGACCACCTAATGTGAGAACATTTGCGGTTACATTTGCACCTGCATTAACACTCACGACATCATCTAATGCAAAAGGTGATGCAGCAACATTTAAATTTCCTATAGTAATGGAATCTGCTGAAACATTACCTGAAACCGTGAGTACATTAGAGCCGTACGTGTTTACTGTAAGATTTGCAGATGCCGTTGATGGACCAATTGCTACATTTGCACCTTCCTCGTGTATGTTATCTAAAGTAGATCCACCCTGTCCCCCCGAATCATATATTTCACCTGTCGATACGTCGAACGATAAAACGTTATTCGAAGGGGCTGCATAAGCCGGGTCAAGTTTTATCGCG